TCAAGAAACTAAGAATTGCGTATTTAATGGTATTGCTAAGGATGGCAACTCAATTTACATAATTGGTACTACTAGACCAAATCCAATACTATCAAATTCATTTAACCCAGATATCATTGTTGTCAAATTAACAGAAAATTCTTCTGGAACTTCATCCACTATTAATTGGCAAAGGCAATATGGTGGTATTAGTGGTGCAAGTAGAGGAGATTATGCTACAGACATCACAATCTACAATGGAAATATTCTAATTTGTGGTTATACATCAACAAACACTAATCACACTAATGATGCAATAGTTATGTACATTGCATCTAATGGAGATACATTAACTAGAAGAAAGATCACTTCCCCCTCAACAGAAGATAAGTTCTTCCAGATTAAAGTAAACTCAAAGAATGAAATATATCTCTTAGGTAAGTCATCTACAAGCATTTACATATCAAAAGCAAATATTATTGCTAATAAAATTGTCGTAGATTGGGCAAAGACCTATGGGGCACTTGATAGTGACTTCGAGGATCTAACGCTTATTATTGATGAATATGATGAGTTGTATATTACTGCAACTCAAAGAACAATCTCATCAAATACCAAAAATAAAGTTTCTGTTCTAAGACTCCTATCTGATGGTGAAATCAAGTGGGCAAATTCATATACTATATCTCAAGCACAAACATTACAGACAGCAAAAACATCTATTGATGTATTTGGAGAGATCAATATTGCATGTTCTATAACAGATGCAAATAATGCGAAATATGTAATTATCTCAAAGATCAACTATCTTGGTAATGTAATTAAATCAAATAAGATTGAAACAACAGATTATTCATATGGATACGATGTAGTGTCATGTGTGTCTGATGTATCTGGAGATCCAACTATAACTGGAAGATACTATCCAAATAGAACTCAATTCTTATTCGATGGATCTGATTATGTAGATAGATTGGGTAGAGTTTCTAATATTGTAACTTCAGGAACTGTTTCTATTGGAACAACCTCTAAGTATGGAACATATGCTTATAATATGAGTCAAAGTGCTAAGATGTCAATAACCACAAGTATTGCATCTTCATCCTGGACTCTAGAAAAATGGATTAAGTGGGATACTGCAGCTACTGCAAAAGTTCCACTATTAATTAGATGCACCAATGGAACTAATGGGGTAAGAGTTGCTGTATTTGCAGATACTAGTTCTCCATCCACATACGGAAAAGTTAGATTAAGTAATGATGCAGCATCAATTTCACAACTTACTGCTGCATCTACTTATATTACAGATTTAACATCTGGATGGGTCCATGTTGCGTTAAAGAAAGAGTTCTCTAGTGGAATTACAACATATAAATTAATTTGGAATGGTACGCAAATTGCAACCATAAGTGAAAGTGTAGATATGAATCCAACTACAATTGAGTTTGGATCTACTACATCATATTCTTCTTGGCCCATGAGAGTTGATGAAATTAGATATAGTAATTACTCTATTACATATTCTGGACCATCATCTGTTCCATCAGCAGCATTAACTCCATATGACCATGGAACTGCAAAATCATACTCTATTAAACTAGACAAAAACTCAGATTCAGTCAGACTTGGTGATATTCAATTCACAAATGCAAATCTAGAAATTTCCAGAACATTATATACACTTAATAATATTGCATTAGAAACAAATATTTCTAATTATATCTTAGCTAATGAAGGATTCCAAGTATTAGACTTTACTGATGTATTATCGTTCTTAGATCAAAATACACAAACTATAGTATCCACTCTTGATACTTGGTCAACTAGAACTGCAACTATTCCTTCCCCTGGAGGAAGAAAACCAATTCTATCTGCTAAGTCGTATGATAAATTCTTCTTTAGAACATTCGCAACATCTAAAGTTGATAATGTAAGAAGACTAACATTGAATCAGGAATTTAATTTTACAAAAGGAACGACTCTTACTCAAAAGAATTCATCTAATGTCTCTATTGCAACAGCAAAAATTATTGATGTAATTCCACAAGATAATCAGATACTAATTTCTTCTGTTAATGGTACTTTTGTCAATAGCAGCGGATCATTAGAGACATCCGATAATGCTGTAAATGAGATACCAAAATACATCTTTGCTAATGAAGATGCTACTACTCCAGGAACATTTGTCTTTGATATTCCTGTAGGATTATCTGCAATCTTTAAGGATTATTCGGATGATGATTATCAAGTAAGAGTTGATGAAGTTATTTCTGGATCTTCATACTCTAGAGGATCTGTATATATCCTTGGAAGTTCATTCTTCTCATTTAGTTCTGATAAGAAGCAATTAACTATTTCAGGACTAACCGCAGTAACTCAAATTACATTAACTACAAATCTGAAGAAAGTATTGCAAATTAACACATCAGCAAATACTGATCAATTATTTGTAAGATCTGCTACATCACATTACTTGAATATTGGAGATATTATTTCTCTACAATCATCACCTGAATATTCCAATACTGATGGTACTTACTATGTAAGTAGTGTTCTTAATAAGAAAGAATTTATTTTCAGCATTAAGACATCACCATCTTCAGTTATTGGATCTGGAACATCGTTTAGTGTTTATGTCAAGCATCCTATCATTAGATTAATTTATGGACAGCAGTATACCTTTGATACATCTGATCCATCAAACCTAGGACACTTCTTATCTTTCTACAGAGATAATCTAAACAAAATTGAATATACTTTCAAGAATATTGTTAGAAAAGGAACTCCAGGTATAGATGAGCCAGGAAACTCTCCATTCATTTCATTTAAGGTAACTGACGATGTATCAAATATCAGTTACTATGCAGACCCAGCAAGAATTGGATCTGAAAGTCCTGTTGGAGATAATTCTTACATTGATGTTCTACCAAGTCCTTATATTGGTACATTTGAGGTTAAGGAACTTGGAGGTGCAACTATTACAACTGGTGCAAATCAATTGATTTTCCCAATCAAATTTGAGCCAGAGAAGGCAGCAGTTGCAGCATTATCTTCATATACCACCACATCTAAAAAGGCAGTAGGTTCTATCGGTTCTATTAGACTCATTAATGGTGGTGGTTTCTATAAAAAACTACCTATCATTACCGATATTGAATCTTCCAGAAAGATTGAAAGAGTAGAAATTATAGATCCTGGAACAGAATATGAAGCAGGGGAATACTTTGGAGTTCCAATTTCTGGAGATGGAGCTGGAGGAAAAGTAAGAATTACAGTAGATGGAAGTACAGATCCTGCAGGTCAAATTGTTGAAGTTATTGTAACTGATCCAGGAAAAGGATATACTACAGCATTTATTGATATTGATGCAATTCCTGGTATTCTTGGTCCACAACTAACTGGATCTGGTGCTGAGTTACGAGTAGTAATTCCACCAAGAGGAACTGGTGCTTCTATTTTTGTTAAGGGAAGTAGTGTTGGTAAAATTAAGAGACTAAAGAACAACAACTTTGGTTTTGATTATACTCATGACTATACATTAAGACCAGAAATCACATTCCCAGTTAATCTACAGTTAACAAGTACTAGCGTATTAAGCAGCATCAAGGTGATTGATCCTGGTACTGGATATACTTCACCTCCAGAAGTTGTAATTACTGGTGGTGGAGGAACTGGTGCAATTGCAGAAGCAATCCTAAGAAATGGTAGAATTAATGCTATTGTAATTAAGAATCCTGGATCTGGATATACAACAGAACCAACTGTCGAATTAAAGTCTAGTTTCACATATGTTGTAAACATTGACCTACAGTTATTCCAGTTTGCATTCCCACATGGAATTCCAAATGGTGCTGAGGTTAAGTTTGATATCAGAGACCTTGGAGAAGGTGCTGACTTCCCACTAACATCATTCGGTTTCATCAATCCAAATCAGACTTACTATGCAATTTCTGGTACAACATCTGGTTTAGAAGATGACCAGCTTCGTATTGCACTAACACCAGTTGATGCAGAAACTGGAAACTTTATCTCATTTGTTAATAATGGTACTGGAAGACAGATCATTCTAACAGATTCCTTCGGTGGTAAGGCAGAATCTGTACTAGAAACTGCAAGATTCCTATCTGGAGAAACAGTATTCCAGGGTCTAAACATCGATAATGCAACTGCAATTGGAATAGTATCAAATAATGATGGATGGCAAATTGGTCCAAGACTACTCAAATTAGTTGACTATAGTGGTGATTTTGAGATTGGTCAAAATGTAACTGGATCAATTTCTAAGGCAAGTGGTACTATTGGTGATATTAGTATTGCTAGAGGTATTCTAGAAGTTGATTCTATTACAAAAACAACTGGCAAATTCCTAGATGATGTTGGCAAACCAAGTGAAATTGTACAAAGAGTTCAAGACTCTTACCTATACCAAGCGTTCTCATATAATATTAAGAGTCCTATCTCTATTGAAGAATGGAAAAATATCGTAATTGATAATGTACACCCAGCTGGATTTAAGATTTTTGGTGAAATTGGAGTTACTGGAGAGAACAAGGGATTAACTAATAAAACAGACTTTGAGTTAGTCAAGAGTGTAAATCTAATTGAGAGTTCTGTAGTTTCTCACATAGATAACTTTGCTCTAGCAGAACCAATCTACAGTGAATTTGATAATACTCAAGTTCTGTTCAGAAATAAGAGACTAACATCTTCTGAGGAAATTCTAACATCTGTTGTTCAGAAATTGGATGATATTTCCACTCTGTTTGATGGAGAAAGAAGAATTTTCCCACTAACAATTGATGGAAATATTGTTGTTGCACAGACAAGTCAATTTATGATTACCATAAATGGAGTTGTTCAGGCACCTGGAAGTTCATTTAATGTTCAGCAAGGAAATATCATCTTCAGTGAGCCACCTCCTGCACCAACCAAAATTAGTTATGCAGAGGTTGAACTTCAGTTTGAGGAAACAAAATTAATAACAATTAATAATATTAGTGGCATTATCCCAGAACTTGGAAATACTATTAGAGGTCTTGTATCTAATGCAACAGCGACGGTTGTTTCTTCAACATCAACCACACTAACAGTATTCAATATTCAGGGAACCTTCTTAAATACAGAAACTGTAATATCACCTGCAACTGGATTAAATGCAAACATAGTCTCTGTTGAATCTATTATTAACAGCAATATATACAGATTCCAAGAAAAACTTACTAACTTAAGTAAGCAAACTGCAGTAGTAGAAGAAATTAATTTAGAACCACAGTCAAATGTAATAACAAATAAAATTGTCATTAGCAAAACTTCTGGTACTTATGATTCTCCTTCTGGACTACTAAACATTGATATTGATGACTTTATAATTTCAGCACAAACTGGAATTGTTGCCAAAGTTATATCACTAGCTCCATACACAGATCCTAATGTATACATCGTAATCAATTCAGATTACTCATTCGTTGGTGATTTCCAAATCGGAGAAGAAGTTGTTGGATCAACATCATCTGCAGTTGGAGAAGTTGTATTTTGGAATCCACAAATCAAGAGACTCATTCTAAGTTCAATTTCTGGAACTTTTGTAGCAAATGAGATCATTATTGGTCAAACTTCAACAGCGAACCATAAGATCTTAACCAGTATTAAGATTGATCCAGTATCTTCAGTATCCATCAGTGACCCAAGTAGATTCTATGGTTTACTATTCAACAGAATCGTAAATCCATCAAATCCAAATACTATTGTTGATGATATTAGTAGAAGTGTTGCTGAAGTAGTTGATATTGATGATTCTGATATCAAGGTAGAAAGTACATTTGTGGACTTTGAGGAAATTCAGAATACACTGTTAAATTACACAAATCCAACTGCAGAGTTACTACAAGGAGAATTTGTACAAAATATTAAAGTAGAATATAGAAATGAAACTGACGATTTTAGTGAAGATGAGTCTATTGAGGTTAGAAAACTAACATATTATGATTTGAGTGGAGGTAATTTCCAAATAGGAAATACTATACTTGGATCAATTAGTGGAGTATCAGCAGACATTATTGGTGTCAATTATGCATTAAAAACAATTTATGTTGGAGATAAGACTGGAAACTTTATAGTCGGAGAGAATATTTCTTATAACTCAATAACAGCAAAAGTATCGACATATTTCGCTATTCCATTTGTTGTCAAGCAAATTGATACTTCTGATAAAATTATTACTACTGATCAAATCTACTCTGATGCTCAACACAGATTTAGAGATGCTGCAAATCTACTAAGACTAAATTCTGCTTATATTATCGATGAGGCAGCAGGTAGACTAAAAAATCGTTATCCAGATCTAGTTATACCTGGAGATAGCGCATCATCTACCGAAGGAACAAATAGATGTAAATTAGATTTATCACTACTACTACAAGCTGTAATTTCTGATATTGAAAATGGTGGAAACTATGAGTCAATCACTGCTGCAAGATTCTATCTTGATAGTAATGGTGGTCTAAGATTTATTGAGAGACAAGTCCTCCAGAGTGTTTATACCCACACTCAAATGAATGAACTTTGTCAGCAAGCAGTAATTGGTCAATTGAGTGAAACTCCAGAATACACTGAAAGATTCCCAATTCCTCCAGTTGATATCACAATTGATCTTGGAGACTGTGCTGATGTTCGTGCTCAGATTGACACATTATGGAATTCCATTAATGACACGATTGCACCTACAGGAAATGTTTATAGAGATGCTGGTGATCTAATCTGGTTCAATAGAAACTTCATTGCTGATGAGACTATCGCTCATATTGATAGTCAATTTACTTATACCCTAAATGGAGTTCAGTATAAGGCATTTAACTATCCTGGTGGTTCTTCTGCAACATGTAAGAGAGATCTGGTACAGTATATTTTACCATCTATTATTTCAGATCTAGTATCTGGAGGAGATGTTAATACTATCAATGCAATGAAGTTCTATGTTGGATCCGATGATAACATCGAGTATATCAAGAATGAACTTCTACCTACTGTAGTTGCAATGGAAAAGGCAAATGAACTTTGCCAATATGCAGTTAACAATTGGATTGTTACTGGAACTACAGAATATGCTTCACTATATGGAATAACAACATCAAAATATAAGGATCTAACAATTATATTAGATGATGGAACATATGGTGGTGGATGTGCAGATATTAAATCAGCGATTGATGTTCTATTCCAAAAGGCAATTGATATTCTCATCCCAACTACACAGGTGAAGAGAGATGCTGCTAAACTTATTATGTTTAATAAGTTGTATATTCAGAATGAAACTATTCAGAGAACACTTAACAATTATCCAGGATTCTCAATCCCAGGTGGAAATGCTAAGTGCATAAGAGACATTGGATATATTGTTGATGCTATTGTATATGATCTATTAACAGATGGCAATAGTGGAATTTACGAATCTACTGTTGCATATATTGATGCTGCAACTGGAACTGTAACTTCACTACAGGGAGAATTAATTCAGAGCATTTATGCATACCAGCAAGTTAGAGATTTGATGAAGCAAGCAGTTGCAGAAACTTTACAATCTCCTTCTAGTGCTGCTGGTTTCTATTCATATACAGACTCTGCAATTTCAATAACTGGGGGCAATTTGACCAGTATGCAGTCATTTATTGATGATAATATGAGCATACTATTAGGAACATTAAATAATTCATCATATATTGATGATAATGCTATTGTTCCAGAAAATTCAATTGTAATTCCTTCTATTGTATATCCAACTAGAGATCCAATAACTCCAGTTAAGGGTGGTATTACTGAAGGAGATTATATCTATGGCACAACTTCTCAGGAATATGGTGAGATTTCATCAATCATTATCAATAGAGCAGATGTAAAAACTATTCTAAAGAGATTTAGAGTTAACTTTGCTGAAGCAGTAGAAACATTCGATATTAATCAGGAACTTACAGTTTTAGGTCAACCATCAAGAATTTGTAAGGTATATTCGGTATACTATTCCGAAACTATTAACTATATTGATGTTGCAATCCAAAGCGGTCCATTTAATGTGAACAATGTTCTCTTAAATGAAGATAATTTCACTGCAACTATAGTTTCTATTGATAATAGAGTTCAACTTAAGAATGTCCTTGGAAGTTTCTCCACTGGAGATTACATCAGAGCACCAAAATCTGATTCCGAATCCACGGTATCTCTATATGAAAGAACAACATCTCCAGTACTTGATACTTCTGGTGGTAAGTTAGTACTAGATACTGAATCACTTAATGATAAATTCCATGTATCTAATGTAGTATATTCTTCGACGAGTGACATCTATATTGATACTTTAGGTTATGAAGGAACTCAGGTATCTATTGGTAGTCTTGTAAAAACTACAAATGTATATCGTTTAACGATAGATCTTCCAAATGAAGAATCTACGACATTTGTGGTTGGGGAAAAGATTGTTAATGTTACGGACAATATTCCTCAAGGAAAAGAAGCAGTTTTACTCAAGTATGAGCAGAATGGAGGTCAAAAATATCTATACATCTCCAATTTACTAGATGATGATAATTTTGAGGTTGGAGAAACTATTGCATATTTTGCTGGTTCCGAACAGTATCCAAGTGGATTCGCAAGTGTAGAATCTGTTTCTGTACAGTCCGAAATTGCATACGGATATGTTGAAAGAATTCTCCAAATTGGATCAAACTATAGATTATATTTGAGTGGCGTTAAGGGAACATTTACACAGTATTCTCAGTTAGTGTCTAATGATTATAGATCTGGTATTGTCACTGTTAAAGAAGTTGTTGGTAGAATTTCAAGATCCTTCAGAGGTTTTGATGGCACACAAACAACATTTAAGTTGACATCTAATAATGGAATCTCATACTTCCCAGATTCTGATGGTTATGTTCTAGTTTACATTAATGGTATTCTACAACCAGCTGGAGTATCATATAATACATTCAGTGATGTTATTGAATTCTTAGAGGCACCAGAATTAGGAGCAACTTTCCACGGAACTTATGTTGGTAAATTGAGAAAACTAGATGATATTTCATTCGAGTTTGACTCACTAAGAAGCAGCTTCAACTTAAAATTAAATGAAGTATTCTATTCATTAACAATTACAGATGGAGTTCAGTCTACAAATATTAGACCAGAAAATAATATCATTGTATCATTAAATGGAGTTATTCAAGAACCAGGAGTAGCATTTGAGATTGTTGGTTCAAGAATCAACTTTGCGGAAGTTCCTCGTGCTGGTAGTACCTTTGTTGCATACTCGTATATTGGATCTGATGCTGATGTTATTGCTGCTACAGTAATTCCACCAATTGAATCTGGAGACCAACTTGAAATTGAATCTGAAGATAGAGATAGAACTGTTGCTATTGTCGAATCATCAAACTCATTGATCACATTTGATTATCTTGGTTCGGTCTTTGGAAGAAATGGTGAAGCATTAGCAAATCTAATTAGAGGAAGAATTAGAACTGTACAGTTAACTTCTGGCGGAGAGGGTTATACCTCAACTCCTGTAGTTTCATTAAGTTCACCAACTGGTTTTGATGGACAAGTAAAGGCACAAGTTGGTATTTCTAGAGTTGATGTTATAGATGCTGGAATTGGATACTTATATCCAGAAATTGAAATTCTAACAGAAATTCCAGATCCTGAAGAAACGCAAGGATCATTTGATTCATCTGCTACCACATTTGATTTATCATTTATAACTTTTGATGCTTCATAAATAAATCTATAGGAGTAATAAAAAAGATGGCAAAACAATTAATAAATGTTGGAGCATCTCCGAATGACGGGACTGGCGACTCTCTGAGATCTGCTGGTCAAAAGTTAAATTCAATGCTTAACGAGGTATATGAAAAACTCGGAGATGGCACCAATATTAAAATTGATATTGAGACATCATCTACTGTTGGTCAGGTATTAAGATCAAATGGGGTGGCATTTATTAATGCTGCACTAAATTATAATGATCTTATCAATAGACCTGTAATACCAGCGGCTCAAGTGAATTCTGATTGGAATGCCACTTCTGGAATATCTCAAATCTTAAATAGACCAACATTATCTGCTGTGGCAACCAGTGGTTCGTATAGCGATCTTACTGGTAGACCTGCACTATTCTCGGGAAATTATAATGATTTAACGAATAAACCAACAATACCTGCTGCTCAGGTTAATACTGATTGGAATGCTTCTTCTGGTGTAGCGAGAATTCTAAACAAACCATCGTTATCTGTCGTTGCTACTAGTGGTCTATATGATGATCTTGGTAATAAACCAACATTATCTGCTGTGGCGACCAGTGGTTCTTATAACGATCTGTTAAGTAAACCCACACTTTTCTCTGGTAGTTACAACGATCTAACAAATAAACCTAATGTTCCAGTAAATATACAGGACTTATCTAATGTTGAAGTAACTGCTCCAACTACTGGACAGGTATTAAAATATGATGGAACAACTTGGGTAAATTCAATTGACGATATTTCAGGTGGTGGAGGAGGAAGTTCTCTTCAGCAAAGAGGAACACTTACAGTATCAACTGGTACTATAGCAAATAATGCATCATCTGATGTGGCAGTTATTGGGTTTAAGACTTATGCTCTACTGAAAATAACAACAAGTGCTGCTGCTTGGGTTACAATTTACACATCAACAGTTTCTAGGACAGCAGATGCAGGAAGATCTGAAACTACAGATCCAATTCCAGGTTCTGGAGTAGTCGCAGAGGTTATAACCACAGCGGCAGCAACTCAAGCAATGACTCCAGTTGCAATTGGATTTAATGATGATCAAACTCCATCAGAAAATATTTACTTAAAGATCGTAAATAAATCTGGGTCTGCAGCATCCATTTCAGTTACTTTAACAGTCCTTCAACTTGAGGCATGATGAAAAGTATATATGTAGTTACATTAAAAAAATTTGATGATCTAGAGCAATTTTATGATGATATGGAAACTCCTGGTGGGGATTTATATATTCCCAATAGAAAAGTTTCTTGCAAGTTGAGAAGAGATATAAGTAGAAATACTCATTATAGTTTGACGGAGCAAGAAGCAGAATCTCTAAGGAATGATCCTAGAGTTCTTGCTGTAGAATTACTACCAAGTGAACTAGGACTTAGTGTAACACCATTCTGGACACAAACTGGAGTATTTGAGAAGAATTCGACAATTGATTCTTCTGATAAAAATTGGGGGTTACTCCGAATAACTGAAGGTGGACAGGCTGCTGGATGGGGTACAAATAGTGCATTTACTCAAAGGTCTGCAAATATAAAGACAACTAGCTCTGGCAAAAATGTAGATGTAGTAATTGTAGATGCCCACATAAATCCATCACATCCAGAATTTGCAATAAATGATGATGGCACTGGTGGAACCAGAGTAAATCAAATTGATTGGTTTCAGTATAGTTCTATACTTGGTATTTCTACTACTGGAACATATAATTATTCCAACATAAGCAGTAACCATGGAACTCATGTTGCTGGAACTGTTGCTGGGAATACTCAAGGATGGGCAAGAGATTCTAAAATCTTTAACATGGAATTTAATTATCAAGGTGGTAACTATGGTGGTTCAGATTGGGCGCTAGTGATATTTGATTATATTAGACATTGGCATAAAAACAAAGATGTAAATGCTAATACTGGCAGAAGAAATCCAACAGTAGTTAATAATAGTTGGGGATACTCATATACAACAAATTATCAACTTGCTGATATATTTCAAGTAATGTACAGATCTACTGTTACAACACTATCAGGATTATCTAATACAGTAAAGAAACAGGCATTAGAAGAGAATGGTGTTCCAGTTCCATTTAATAATTATTTGTATCAAATACCTGCTAGATATGCTGCATTAGATGCTGATGTTCAAGATGCAATTAATGATGGCGTAATTATTGTTGGTTCTGCTGGAAATTCTTATTGGAATTGTGCCACTAGCAGTATGCAAGATTGGGATAATTTTATCATTGTATCTGGACAACAAATATTCCACAGTAGAGGATCTTCCCCAACTGCTGCAGGAAATAGTATTTGTGTTGGAAGTATTGGAACTACTTCACAAGAATATAAATCAACTTTTAGTAACTATGGAAGTAGAGTAGATTTATATGCTCCAGGATCAAATATTGTGTCTTCTGTATATGATGCTACTGCTGCAGCAGAATTTAGCATTATACTAGCAAATGATCCAAGATCATCTTCATATAAAATTGGTTCAATATCTGGAACCAGTATGTCAAGTCCTCAAGTAGCAGGATTACTTGCTTGCTTAGCAGAGCAATTACCAAATATAAATCAAACTATTGCAAGAGATTATATATTCAGTGCATCTAAAATTGGTCAAATCTCTACAACTGGAGGTAATGCTGGAGACTATATTTCCCTAGGCAACACATCAAATAATAGATACGCATACTACAAAAAAGATAGGCCAGAAACTGGAGTAGCAAATCCAAAATTTAATTATAGCGTAAGACAATCTTCTGGAATGACCTATCCTAGAGTTGCAATACAAAGAAGAAAGGTATCATAAATACTAATATAATTAGAAAAATACTATGGCAACTAGACCTGGATCTGGAGCAGTAATAGTTCCTGTTTTTAATGATGACTTGGGAGTTGATTCCGTCATCATTAAAAATGGTGGATCTGGATATAGTGAATCTAGACCACCAGTATTGACTATAAGAAATTGTGGAACTCCTATACGAGATGCTGTACTAAAACCAATTATAGAAAATGGCAGAATCGTTTCAGTGCAGGTTCTTGATTCTGGTGAGGGATATGATCCGCTGAGGGTTAAATTCTTTCCACAGATACCAGAAAACGCCACTGAATTACCAGATCCAGCAGATGCAGAAGTTGTATTAAAAGAAAATGGAAGTATTGATTATATTAAAATGCTTAGAAGTGGCGATAAACAATTCTATGATGTTGATGCTGAAATAATTGGTGGAGAAGGAAATGGTGCTGTTCTTAGGGCGACTCCAAGAACAGTAACTGGATTGACAATATTAAATGAAGGTAGAGAATATGAGGAACCACCATTCTTGTCCATTAGTGGCGGTGGTGGTAGAGGTGCAAGAGGAGTTGCAGAAATTGACAATACTTCGATTGTATCTACCAATTTCACTATTAGTAATCCTGGACAGTTCTATCTAAAAGAACCATATGTCCTTTTAGTTGGTGGAGGTGGAGTTGGAGCAAAGGCAAGAGCTGTAATAAATCAAGGACAAATTGTCGATATTGTTCTACAAAATTCAGGAAGGGGATATGTAACTCCACCTAGAGTTGTATTTGCCAGAAAAACAAAATTAAAAAAAATTGCAAGAAATAGACAATCTTATAATTTAGAATATTACAATATTGCTGGTCTTACAATAGATGCAGATAGAAATGATACAAACATTTATGTGTCTACTACCAATCCATTTCCAGGAAGTGGTGTTATCTTATTGGGATCTGAATTAATACGATATACTGGAAAGGATGTCAATAGATTAACTGGTTGCACTAGAGGTATTAACTTTAGATATGATCAGAGAGTTGTATTAGATGACACTCAAGATGATGAAGTTACTGGAATAACAACATATGAATTTAATGTTGGAGATAGATTAATTAGGAGCACAGAAAGTGCAAATAATAAAATTGCTATAGTATATGATTGGAATCCATTAACAAAAGAATTATTCATTGTTTTCCAAGTAGATGAACTAGCATTTATTGATGCTGGACTTCCTGGAGAAAAGAGCAATGTAGTGTTTGATGCTGGGGTATCAGATTCATCTGGAACATTTAGTATTCCACACAATGTTATAGACCAAGAAGGTTCAATTATTTTCAGATTAACAGAGATACCCTCAGTATTATTGGATTTTGCATTTGAGGATATTGCAGAATTGGATGGTGATGGAGATGGTCTACCAGATCTAATAAACACTGGAACTGACTATGAAGATCAAATTAATTTAGATGGTGGTATTCCATCAACATTATATGGTATTGAAGAAACTCAAGGGGGTCAAAATACCACATTATTCCAAGTTGGAGATAAAGTAAGAGACTCTAGCATTCCATTCAAGAATGCTACAGTTGTTGATGCAAGTAATCTGAACGAGGGAGTAGATCATTTCGTTCGTCTCACTATTAAATTAGATACTCGCAATCCAGCATATTTCAATGGAGTTAACTATGTTATTGGAGAAACTGTGACTGGATTAAATTCACAAATTAGAGCTACTGTAGAATCTTGGAATCCAAATACACAAACTCTCGTTGTCAACTCAATAATACCATATGATACACAAGATGAAGATATTGGATTACTATATAAATTCTCCGATAACAGTACAGTAGTTGGTGTTAAGGTAATTTCTGGAGGTAATGGTTATAATTCTGCACCTATAATTCAATTCCAAAATAATTCAGTAACATCAGCAGCTGCTACTGCAGTGATGTTGGCAGACCAAGTTAGTACAATAACATTATCCAATGGTGGTTATGGATATACAGATGTACCACAAATTACATTTAGTGGTGGAAATGGATCTGGTGCTGTTGCTGAAGCAATTCTTGGTGGAGAAATTTTAACAGGTCAAAATGGAGCGTCTTGGAGAATACTCTCTATTAGTTATGATACTCAATTGAGAAATGATAGTTTTTAACGCCTAAATATATTAGCAAGAAGAACCAGAAGTATAGGAATTAAACAATGTCAGCACTTCTCACTGATCAATTTAGAATATATGCTGCTCAAAAATTCATTAAGTCTCTAGAAGGACCAAACCCAGAGGCAACTGATTTGGAAGCAGGATCAACTAGGGACAGATTATATGTATTTATCGGAAGACCTCAAGAGTGGGAATCCGACAATAATCCACCAGAACCTGTAGATAGTTTTTCTGAGTATAGTGATGTCTACGATGACATGATATCGCTAAAGAGAGTTCTTGCAAATGACAGTATTCAAGTAGTTCGTAGAATTGACTGGATTCCCCCAGAAAAGACAACTGGTGGACTGGGATTTATCTACGATATGTATCGTCATGACTATTCTCCTACAAAGACTGCTGCATCTGGTTCTACTAGATTATATGATGCTGACTTCTATGTTGTAAACTCTTCATATCAGGCATATAAGTGCATTTACAATGGCACTTCACCATCTGATCCTAATGGTAGACCTTCAACTATTGAACCAACTGGAACATCGACATCTATTATCACAACTGCTGATGGATATAGATGGAAATATATGTACACGATTCCTGTTGCTCAGGTTCTTAAGTTCTTCTCGTCAGAATACATTCCAGTACTAAATGACTCCGCAGTTAACTCAAACGCAGTACAAGGAGAAATTGATACTGTTGTAATTTCTGCTGCTGGTTCTGGTTATAACAACGGTACATTTGATAATGTGCCCATCAATGGTGATGGGATTGGTGGTAGAGTTTCTCTAGTAATTGATGGTGGTAGAATTGTAAATGCTACTGTAACTTCTGGTGGTACTGGATATACATTCGGAAAGATCGTAGTTGATGATGTAAATGGAATTGGCACTGGAAGTGGTGGTTCTATCGATGTTATCATTCCCCCTCAAGGTGGACATGGATCAAATAGTGCTTATGAATTGGGTGGATATAGAGTCATGGTAAATGCAAAATTATCATACTCAGAAGGATCTGGAGACTTCCCAATTGATAACGACTATAGAAGAATTGGTCTAGTATTAAATCCAAAAAGATATAGCACTAGTGAATTGACAAATGAACTAACATTAACTTCACTCAGAGCAGTTATTTTCCCACCAACATTTCAAGGTAATTTCCTACCAGACGAGATTATCACACAATCTAAGAGTGTTGGTGGTCAAACAATTACTTCTAGAGGAAGAGTTGTATCATGGGATTCTACAACAAAAGTCCTAAAATACTATCAAAATAAAGTTGATGGTATTTTCCCAGAAATTACTGGTTCACTAAATGATTTTTCTGGAAGTAATACTATCACTGGAGCAACATCTGGTGCAAGTGGACAACCAGATGTAAACTTCCCTGCTGTTCCTGGAGCATCCAACAGAATTATCAACAATACTGAATATGATTTGGGTATGAGATTTACTGCTGGTTATGCAGATCCAGAGATCCAAAAAGACAGCGGACAAGTTATCTATATAGATAATAGAAGACCGATCTCCCGTGCAAACGATCAGATCGAAGACATTAAAATTGTTATTGAGTTCTAATTAATAGAGAAAAACGATGCCCCAGAATACCAACTTAAATGTAACACCTTATTATGATGATTTTGATAAGTTTAAGAACTTTTATAAGGTTCTTTATCGTCCTGGGTTCCCGATTCAGGCAAGAGAACTCACTACAATGCAATCGATCTTACAGAATCAGATCGAGAACATGGGAAACCATTTCTTCAAGGATGGTTCCATGGTCATCCCTGGTCAAGTTGGATTTGATAACAATGTAGACTGCATTCTGCTACAGTCTAGTTTCCTTGGATCTGAAGTAGAACTATACAGATCACAATTAACTGGTACAACCATAACTGGTATTACTACTGGGGTAAAGGCAAAAGTATTATATTCAATTTCTGCAGAAGAGTCTGATAGGAATTTTATTACTCTATATGTTAAGTATACTGAAGCTGGTGGAACAAACAACGATATTCTAAGATTCTTAGATAATGAACAATTACTAGCAGATAAAGAAATCACATTTGGTGGAACTCTGTTAGAAATTGGAAGTCCATTTGCTCAGATGATTCCTAATGAAGCAACTGCAGTTGCATCTGTTGCTTATGTTAACACAGGTGTATATTTTATTAGAGGTCACTTTGTAGATGTAAAGTCTCAATATATCATTCTAGATCAATATGCAAAAGACCCATCATTCAGAGTTGGTCTTGAAGTATCTGAATCTATTATTACACCAGAAGATGATGATTCGCTAAATGATAATGCTGCTGGATCATCAAACTATGCTGCACCTGGAGCACATAGATTTAAGATTAACACCACATTAATCAAAAAAGAAATTGGTGATGACGCTGATAAAAACTTCATTGAATTGATTCGTATTGAAAACGGAAAAGTACAATCATTCGTTGAAAGAACAGCATATAGTGAACTAGAAAAAGAACTAGCAAAAAGAACATTTGATACAAATGGCGATTTCATGATCGATCCATTTGATATTACGGTAAGAGAGTGTCTAAATGATGGATTTAATGATGGTGTATATAATGCAGGGGAGATTACAGAAGACACCAAAGTAGAGGCGTCAGAATCACTTTATGCTGTTCAAGTATCTCCTGGTAGAGCATATCTAAGAGGATATCCAATTCAATCAACAAATCCAAAGTATCTAGATGTACCTAAACCTAGAAACTTTGTATCGTTACAAAATAATATTGTACCATTTGAGTTGGGTAACTATGTTCTAGTCAGTAATGTCTACGGAACACCTTTAATTACTGGACCAAATATTTCACCATCTTACCAAATTGTGGAATTGAAGGATCGTGAGAATACTACCCCAGGATCTTCTAATGGAACAACTATTGGATTTGCAAGAATATCCAATTGGGAACTAGAGGACACCTCTGATGGTGTAACTGGAAACGAGAATGATGTATATAAAGCATTCCTATTTGATGTTTCTCTATTCACAAGAATTAAGCTAGGTGCTTCTACTACTATCATAGCAGGATCTCAGATTGTAGGTAAATCATCTGGAGCAACTGGTTTTATTAGAGTTAGTGGAGGTGCATTATCAGTAACTTCCGACAACTTAGAATTAATTAATGTAAATGGCAATTTCAGAGAAGGGGAAGTAATTTCAGTTGATGGTAGAGATGTCGGAACTGTAAGTAAAATTTATAACTATCAATTCTCTGATGTCAGACAATTCATTGGTAGAGACTCATCAAATGCTGTTGCATTTAGTTGTGATATAATGTTTAATGATTCATTCCAACTATCTGGAACAAGATTTACATATGATAGCGGTGATGATGTCCTAATTGGATTCAATAGTAATATTGCATTAGAAGTTAGACCATATGATAGATTATACTTCGCTCCTGGAAATTATTTTTCAGTGGCAGTATTGCCATCTAATTATGATCTAAGCACTGTATTTGATTATGACACACAATCAATTTCAGTAACGGTAGAAACTGATGCTGGATTTGATGTAGTAACGCCTACTGATGGTCAACAATTTACGAGTATTTTTAGATTTAGACCAAAGATCGAAGATACTCAACTAGATGATCTATTCATCGAATTACCAAAAGAAGCTATTCAGAGTATCAGTGATGAAAGTTTTATTCTCAGAAGGACTTTTGACGCTCAAACTACTAGTAACAGTTTTACTATTTCATTACCAGAGACTCAGCAGTTTTCTGCAGTTGATTCTAGAGCATATACTCTAGTTGTTACTGGAGTGTCAGTAGGATCATCTTACACAATTGGTGAGATCTTAACTCTACAGACAACTAATTCATCTAACGCTGCATACACGACATTTAACACTAGTGGAGTACCAAGAACTACAATTACAGTTGGAAATCTAGTAGGTATTACTGCAGTAAGATTAAATGCATCTATCTCTAAAAATGCTGTTTTCCAAAAGGTAAAAAATGCAACCAAGATGTCTGTATGGAGAGTAAGCAGATCATCAAACCAAAGCGATCAAGTTCCATTTGGATTAGCATATAGTCCACTATACGGAACTAGAATTGAAGATAAAGATATTTCTCTAGGAGTTACTGACGCTTATAAACTACATGCAGTCTATGAGTCAATTGATAACAATGAAGCAATAATTCCATATGTCACTCTTGTGGAATCTGCCTTCTTTGCTACTGGATCTATTGTTACAGGAAGAACTTCTGGTGCAAAGGCATTAGTGGTTGATTTCAACTCATCTTCACTAAGACTTTCAATTGTATACCAGACAGATCAAAAGTTCATCCAGAATGAAATCGTAACTGGAGTTAATAGTCTAGGAAATAATATTCAAGGATTAATTAGTGATGCAGAAGGTTCAATTAACCTAGGAAGTAAAAACATCACCAGTTCATTCTATCTAGAGTCTGGTCAAACAAATCATTATTATGGAATTTCTAAATTAGTTAGAAAGAAAGGTGCTGCTGCTCCTATTAGAAAATTGAAAGTAGTTGTGGACTTCTTCTCCCATGAAGCAACTGGAGACTACTTCAATATCAATTCCTATGTTGGTATTGATTACAAGGAAATTCCAATCTATACATATTCTGTTGGTTCAATCACAAATAAAAAACCACTATCTGATGTTCTAGATTTCAGACCAGCTGTAAAACAATTAGTCGATGGGGCTGGTTCAGTAAGTAATCCATATTATCTACAGTGTTCGTCATTGGATTTTGTAAGTCGTGAATTTCAAGGAGCAAATTCAACTGTATTTGATTTACCAAAACCAGATAGCGATTTTAGATTGGATTATTCTCATTATGTCAAGAGAATTGATAAAGTATTTGTTGATCAACTCGGAAAATTCTTCACTATTTTAGGTACTCCTGCAGAAAATCCAATTCCACCAGAAGATAGAGATGATGCTCTTCTCTTAGCAATTATTGGACACAATGCTTATGGTTTTAATCCTAAAGTAGATTCCCTAGTGTTCCAAGAGGATATTAAGAGATATACTATGAGAGATATTACATCTCTAGAAAAGAGAGTTCATAATATCGAATACTATAGTGTACTAACCCTACTTGAGCAGGATACTAATTCACTAGTCATTAAAGATGAATTTGGCAACGATAAGTTTAAGAATGGTTTCTTAGTTGATTCGTTTGAGAATCAGAATGTTGCTGATCTTGATAATCCAGATTATTCTGCTTCCATGGATTTCAATAGCAGAACACTTAGAGCATCTCACTACACAACTAATGTTTCACTAATTCCTAATGAGACTTCATCATCCAATGTCACAAGAAATGTTGGAATCATTACTCTTCCATATCAAAGAGAAGCACTAATCATTCAACCATATGCATCGTTGGTTGAAAATGTAAACCCATTCAATGTTTTCAGTTTCATCGGTGTATTGACACTAAATCCAAGCAGCGATGATTGGGTAGATACTGATGTTGCTCCAGTAAATGTAGTACAAGTAGAAGGTAACTTCCAAAGTCAGGCTAGATTAATTAATGCAGATCAAAATGGTTTTGGTGCTATTTCATGGGGTTCATGGCAAGAAGATTGGTCTGGTGCTAGAACAACTGTTAGTGGAGGTGAGTGGAGAGGATGGTTAGGACCTCTTGGTAGAAATATTCCAGGATTTGGAACTAGAACTACAACTACCACTGGTATTCTTGAAAGAAGAACTGGAACACAACAGAGAGTAGTTGCAACCTTTGAGCAAAGAAGTTTAGGATCTAGAGTAATTAATAAGCAAAATATTCCATTCATTAGATCTAGAAATATTTCTATTGTTGCAGAAAAACTCAAACCACTAACAAGATATTATAGTTTCTTTGATAATGTTGCCGTATCTTCATACACTACACCTAAACTTATTGAACTTATTAAGGATCCAGCAGAAGATTCAAGAACAAATAACATTCCATTCCAGATTGGAGAGACAGTTGAAGGATATCGCTTAGTATCTGGTACTACTAGAAGAGATGGTTCTGCTATTTTCTCAGCAAAAGTAGTAGCACCTAACGATGGATTGAGATCGAATCCATATACCGATGGAGAATTGCCAGAAGTATATTCCTCTCAAACTCAATATCTAAATATCGATACTAATAAGTTAGCGGAGCAAGTATCTGGACAGTACTACGGTCAAATTGAAATTGGTATTATATTAGTTGGTAAAACATCATCAGCTACTGCTATTGTAAGAGATAAGAGAATTATCACCGATAGAACTGGAACCTTTAAGGGATCATTCTTTATTCCAAATGCATCCGTAACGACTAATCCTCGTTGGGCAACTGGAAGAAGATTATTTAGATTAACTGTAAGTTCAACTGATTCAAGAGCTTTACCTGGATCAACTGATAGTTCTAGTGCTCAGACAAATTATGATGCATCTGGTGTTCTAGAAACACTACAAGAAACAATCCTATCGATCAGAAATGCTGAAATTGTAACAGATCAATTAAATGAGCAGAGAACCACAACTAGAACTCGTCAAGAACAAGTTCAGATTGGTTACTGGGATCCTCTTGCACAGTCATTCATGATTGAGGAAAGAGGTGGTGTTTATCTAGATTCTGTTGATCTATTCTTTGCTAAGAAGGATCAAAATATTCCAATCAGCGTTCAGATCCGTGAGATGGAATATGGAGTACCTTGCAATAGAATTCTACCACTATCTACTGCTGTTCTTGCACCAGATCAAGTCGAAGTATCTGAGAATGCATCCATTCCTACCACATTCAAGTTCCCAGCTCCAGTATACATTAGTGAGACTCAGGAATATGCAATAGTTCTATTCACAGACTCAAATGAATATGAAGTTTGGATCTCAGAAATGGGACAGGTTGATATTACTGGTGATAGAACTATTTCAGAACAACCTTATGCTGGTGTCCTATTTAAGTCACAAAACGCTTCTACCTGGTCTCCAAACCAACTACAAGATCTCAAGTTCACTCTATACAGAGCAAAGTTTGGTCCTTTATCAGGAAAACTAGTGCTCAATAATGCAGAGTTGAATATTGGCAATAGGGGTATTCTAAAACTAAGAGAAAATCCAATCGTTACATACAAACCAAATCAGGTCATTACTCTAAACGATGCTTCTGCACAATTCACTCTTGGTGCTAGAATTTATCAAGATACAAGTAATGCTTCAGCAACTATTGTTTCTGTAGATACAGTATCAAGTCCAAACAAAATTACAATTACTGATATTGAAGGATCATTCTTACAGGGAACTGATGTTGGAGGTAATGTAGTTTACCCAATTATCAGTAGTCAGGCAACTGCTACCCTAAATGTAAGTACAACTGCTGGTGTTCTAACTGGAAACTTTACAGTTGGTAAGTTGATTACTGGACAGACAAGTGGAGCAAAAGCTTATGTAACATCATGGAATGTTTCAACTGGTGTTCTAGAAGTCAATTATGTATCCAAGGAATTTGATGATGGTGAAACAATTAGCCAAACAAATCCATCTGTTTCAACTATTGTAAATACATCAACATATTCTGGAGATTCTTTACAAAAATTCCCATCAACAACTACAACATATCCAGAGTCCAGTAAGAAAATTACTATTCTCCATAGCAACCATGGTATGCATGATACCACTAATAATGTTGCAATTACTGGCATAATTTCGGAAATCCCATCAACAACTCTAAGACAAGCAATATCTGCTACAGATACTTCAATTACTGTTGCTGATGCTGGAGCATTCCATAAGAAGATTGGTGGATTTACTTATGGGGAAGATAATCCAGGATACATTAAGATTGATGATGAAATTATTGCATATACTAATATTTCTACAGATGGATTTACAATCACTGTAAAAACAACTGCAGGAAGAGGTGCAGGAGGAACAACAGCAGCAGCGCATGAAATTGGTTCTGCAGTTGAGTGTTATAACTTAGATGGAATTCCACTAACACAAATTAACAAAGTTCATACATCAATTATCAATCCAACATTAGATTCATACGATGTAACTGTAGCATCTGTTGCTACAGTAGGTATTTCGTCTGGAGGAATATTTGCGACTGCTTCTCAGAATGTTCCATTTGAGGTACTTACGCCAAATATCAATAATGTTGTTTTACCAGGAACTCAAATTTATGCTAGAATTAATAGAGTATCTGGAACATCAATCGGTGCTATTGAGCAAGAACCATCATTTGTAAATACAAACTCTTATGAGAATGTGACTCTAAATGATGCAAATATCTTAGCAAATCAATCTCTAATTTTATCAAAAATTAATGAAGATGCTAAGTTGTCTGGAGAAAAGTCATTTACTATGGAACTAATTTTGGAATCGGAAACTGATACATTATCTCCAGTTATTGATCTTGATAGATGCAGTATTATTACTACATCCAATCGCATCAACAATCCAGATAATTGGGATCTAGCTAGATTACCAGAAGGTGATCCTCATGATGCAGTCTACATTACTAGAATGATTTCACTTGATAATCAAGTTTCTAGATCACTGAGAGTAATGTTCGATGCATATAGACCAAATGATACTAATATCCGAGTTCTATATCGTGTAGTTCCTGTAGGATTTACTGGTGATGAGAATTCACTTCTATGGGAATTCTTCAATACTGATGGTGGACCAGATAGACCAGTTACTCCAGTAAATGATCTTGTATTTAAGGCATATGAGTATAACAAGTCTGGTTTAGAATTTACTAAATTCCAAATCAAAGTTGTTCTATCTTCTCCAAATCAGGCATTAGTTCCTCAGATTAAATACTTTAGATCTATTGCAACTGCAGTATAAACATGAGTGAGAAATTGAGAAAAATTAAAGATAGCGCATCTCTTTTTAGAGATGACTCTACTAGTGCAGTAATAAATAAAGATGGAAGTGGGTACGAATCTTATATTCGTACCTACGAAAAGTTAAAAAATCACCAAAAAGAATTTGAGGAATTAAAAGATGATGTGAAATCTCTGAGTTCTGATATTTCTGAAATTAAAAGTTTATTGAGTACATTAATTAGGAGAGAACATAATGGCAATTGAGTCAACCAGTCAAGAAGAACTTCTTATCAGTTTCAAGGAAAGATATCAAAATTTAATCAATGAGAATCAAACTCTTACTCAAAAGATTAAAGAAAATGAAGTTCAAGCACTTAAACTACTTGGTGCTATCGAAACTCTAGAATATCTAACTAAGGATGAAGATGTGGAAGTAGATTCCAGTGAAGAATAATTAAAGGGGGGATTCCCCCCTTATTTTTTTATAAATACAAAAGAGAGAATTATTTGAGAGCTTGGGATAATTACCAATGGCAAATAGAATACAACTAAGAAGAGGTTCTGCTCAGGAATGGGCGAATGTTAATCCGACGCTTGCTATCGGAGAACTTGGTATCGAGATTGATACTGGTCGAATTAAGATAGGTGATGGTATCACCGCTTGGAACTCTCTTAGATACGAAAGACCATTAGAGTCAGTAACGAATGCCCCCAATACTCTCATTCAGAGAGATGCTGATGGTAATTTCCAAGCTGGTGCAATTACTGGTGCTCTAATTGGTAACGCATCAACAGCAACTCGCCTTGCAAACACTCGTCAGATTGCTATAAGTGGTGATGTGACAGCATCCGCCACATTTGATGGTTCAGCAAACTTGAACCTTACATCATCTCTACAAATTATTCAGTCTCTTCCTCATTATGATGGCACACTAAATTCAACTGGATCATATACAAAAGTAACAGTTGATGCTAAGGGAAGAATTACAAATGCATCTAATCCAACAACTCTACAAGAATATGGATTAGCAGGAACTGTAGAGGGACAATCTGCACAACCATTTGATAGAGACTTACAAGGTGTCGCAGATCTAACTACAACTGGTATCATCACTCGTGTTTCTGATGGTAATATTGTAACTAGAACTATTCAGGGTACTAGTGGAAGAATTGCAGTAACTAATGGTAGTGGTGTTGCAGGAAACCCATCACTAGATTTAATTCCAACAACTATTACTCAGGGAACATACAACACACCAACAGTTGCTGGGGCAACTCAAACTATCAGAGCAACAAGATTTACTGTTGATGCTTTTG